AACCGCTCTTTGGAAACATCCGGGGAGCGTACGGCCCCGATGTAATAACTGACAAAGGAGTATATACAATGGATAACGATTTTGCGACTGGCTATGCTCTTGGCTCCGACTCCAACGGCGGCAACTGTAACAATGGCGGCTTTTGGGGTGGCGATGGCTGGTGGGCTATCATCATCTTCGCCATGATTTTTGGCTGGGGCCGCGGCGGCTTCGGTGGTTTCGGCGGTGGCGGTGCCAGCACCGATCCCGGCCTCCAGGGCCTAGCCACCCGTGCCGATGTGAACGAGGCCATTGCGTTCAATGGCGTTGAGCGCGGTATCTCCGCTATCCAGCAGGGCATCTGCGACAGCACCTATGCCCTGAACAACAGCATCACCAGCGGCTTCAACAACACCAATGTGGCACTTCTCCAGGGCTTCAACGGCGTCCAGTCTCAGATGTGCAACATGGCCGCTCAGGCTCAGGATTGCTGCTGCCAGACCCAGCGCGCCATCGACGGCGTGAATTACAACATGGCTACCAACACCTGCGCCATCCAGAATACCATCCAGAATAGCACACGAGATATTATTGACAGCCAGAACGCTGGTACTCGTGAAATCCTGAATTTCTTGACTCAGGATAAGATCGCCTCCCTCCAGTCTGAGAATCAGGCGTTGAAGTTCCAGGCCAGCCAGACCGCACAGAACTCTTATCTTGCTGCCATGTCTGACGCTCAGACCTCTGAGCTGATTCGGCGCATCAACCCCATGCCCGTGCCTGCCTACCAGGTGCCCAACCCCTATACCGGCTGCTGCGGCTACAATAACTGCGGCTGCTAAAACCAAATACATCAACTTCCGAGGATTCCTTGGATGTTCGGCCCCGTGCCGATACTGACAACAGCGGCGGGGCAACAGCCTCGCCGCTTTCCCTATCGAAATTGATAGGTTTAAACTGGTCGATTCCGACCACTTTAGAAAGGACTGATTTTATGGCTGAGTTTACCAATGCCAATTTGCAGGTCGTACAGCCCAACCAGCCAGTGGTCTACAACGAGACCCCGGACACTTGCAACAACGGCTGCATCACGCACAGAGAGGGCGCAGGCGTCATTCGTCTGAGCGGCCCTTGTGCCCGCAGTTGCCAGAGGACTGCAAAGTATCTGGTGATGTTTGGGGCTAACATCGCTGTACCTGCCGGCGGTACTGCTGGCGCGATCTCCCTCGCCATTTCCATTGATGGTGAGCCGCTACCCGCCTCGGTTGGTACGGTGACGCCAACTGCTGCCGGGGATTTCTTTAATGTATTTATCCCCGCAAAGGTGTTTGCGACGAGAGACGGGGCAGTTATTTCCGTTCGGAATATTTCTGCCCAGCCCGTCGAAGTCGTTAACGCCAACATTATCGTCAGCCGTGAGGCGTGAAAGGAGAGGATAGCATGAAAGCACTATACGAGCTGAAAGAAAAATTCGAGATGGAGCTGGAAGAGCTGGCCCGGAAGGGTGAACTGGGTGCGGGCGACCTGGAGCTGGCCCACAAGCTCACTGACACCATTAAGAATATCGACAAAATCTGTGCACTGGAGGAGGACGGCGGCTACTCTGGCGACTCCTATAGCCGCGGCTCCAGCTACCGCCGCCGCCACTACGTCCGCGGACACTATAGCCGTGATGGCTACAGCAATGACCGGGGTGGCTATAGCCGTGACGGCGGGTATTCCCGGCATGATGCCGTCGAGGCCATGATGGAGCAGGCCCGCGATATGATGGAGAGCGCGACCAACGAGAGGGAACGCGAAGCCATCCGTCGTTTTATGACTGAGCTGGAACGAGATTGATAAAGGCGACAATAAGAACACCGCCCATTAATAGGGCGGTGTTCTCTTATCTATGTCATTTGAAAATCCGTTAGCATTTTTGTTAGCATTTTCTTTTTCAAAAGGGTATTTTTAAGTATCCGACTTGTTATCGTAGCTCTCATTTATGAAACTTCAAAAACGCCCGCAAACCATTGAAAAGTAAAGAAAAACTCCGAAACCCTTATCACTAAAGGCTTCGGAGCTTTGGCAGCGGGTGAAGGATTCGAACCCTCGTATAAATTGTTAAAACCATTGTGCCACAATGGTGCTTATTCTTCATTAGCATTTTTGTTAGCATTTTCTTCGCTGCGATAGAATGCACTCAGGGCCGTCTCATAGCGAGCTATGTCCGACTTGGCAATGTGGGTATAGATTTTATGCATAGTTGTGGCGTCAGCCCAGCCTCCGATTTCCATTGCGATTTTATCCGGAATCTGGAGGTGGTAAGCCAGGGAGGCGAAGCTGTGCCGGAGGCCATGGACTCCGACATTCGGAAGCCCGTTCGCGCTGCAAATCTTTTTGATGGCGCACCGAAGGCTGTTTTGATGTATCTCCAGCACCGGGCCGGATGGTTTCCGGTCACGCTCCAGCGCCGCTGCCAGCTCTGGAATCATGATGGGGACCTTGCGGGCTGAGGTAACATTTTTGTTCTGGCGTTTT